GACAACCGCATCCTTGCAGGCAATGGCACGATCGAAGGCGCAAAGCAAGCAGGCATCAAAAATGTCCGCATCATCGAAACCGATGGCTCTGAAATTATTGCCGTCAAACGCACCGGCCTGACAGAGCACGAAAAGGTAGGTCTTGCCCTGGCGGATAACCGCACCAGTGACTTATCAGACTGGGATGCAGAGATGCTGCATCAACTCAGCGAAGAGCATGATGTCAGCCCTTGGTTTGATGAAGAAGACCTTGCTGAAATCATCGGTGAAGTTGAAAAGCTGCCCGGTGAAGAACACACCGATCCTGATGATGTTCCTGAAATAGACGAAGCCGCAGTAATCACGAAACCAAGCGATCTTTGGATCCTTGGTGATCATCGCTTGCTTTGCGGTGACAGCACCAACCCGCAGCACGTCGAACGTTTGATGGATGGCAAGAAAGCAGACATGGTATTCACTGATCCGCCTTACGGCGTCAACTATGAGGGTGGTCACTTTCATAGTGGTGATGTCAATATCAAGCGCAAGCGTGAAAAGCTCGCAAATGATGCTGATGATCAAATCTATGCAGACGTCATTCCACTGATCGCTTCTTTCTGCGATGGTCCTTGCTATACATGGTTTGCAGACACTAAGCCTCTTAAGTTATATCAAGCAGTAGAAGCAGTTGGTCAAATTCATGCCTTGATTATTTGGCATAAAACCAACGCCACATACGCCGCAATGAACGCTCAATACAAGCAACGTCACGAGCCTTGTCTTTACTGGAAACCCAAAGGCTCAACACTTAGGTGGTGCGGCGCATCTACTGAAGCAACAATTTGGGAAATGAAGCGCGACGCTACTAATAACTTTCATCCCACTCAAAAACCAGTTGAATTGGCTGAACGTGCCATCGGTAATCATAAGGTTCAAACAGTGCTTGATCTTTTCGGTGGTTCAGGCTCCACACTTATCGCTTGTGAACGTACAAAACGCCATTGCCGAATGATGGAACTAGATCCCGCATACTGTGACGTGATCGTCAAACGTTGGTCAGACTTCACAGGACGTGAAGCAATCCTTGCACCGCAGGAGGAATGATGGCAGCACCGAAAAGCACAGTTCAGCAAACTATGGAACGTGCTAATCGTTGTGCACGTATCCTTGCTAATGGTGGAAAACGGTCTGACTGCATACGATACGCAGCGGAGAACTGGGGTGTCTCACCTCGCGCAACTGATAATTACATCAAGAAAGCACGGGAAATGATGCGTAAAGATTGGGACATGGAACGTTACGAAATGGTGGCAGAATTGTTGTCGCAGTCGTCTACGCTGCAGATGGAAGCTCGTAAACGTGGGCAGTTGTCTGTCGCTTTGGGTTGTATCAACACCGCAGCACGTCTTGCTCAACTTGTGTCATGACTGAAATTAAACCCGTCAAAAATGAAGACTTCTGGTATGAACCAACAGAAGACAGCATGTATCGCGTCTGCATGAAAATCAACGATGTCACCGCATGTTGCACCGTATCATCAATGCACCTGATTGAAGAAAAGCGCGGGCGACTGCGTGAAGCGTGTTTACGCGATGTCAATTCTTGATGCTGTTCCCGAAGGGAACATCCTGCAAAAACTTGGTGAAGCACATGCACTGCAAGATGCTGACGAGCTGCTAAAACGCATCAAATCTGATCTGCACCCAGGACAACTTGACTTCGTATCAGATCAAGACTCGCAGATCCTTGCAATATCCGCCGGATATGGTGCAGGTAAAACCAGAGCACTATGTGCCAAAACTCTTGCGCTAGCAATCGCTAATCAAGGTTTCATCGGTTGCGTCATGGAACCCACCGGCCCATTGATTCGTGACATCTGGTTGAACGACTTTGACGACTTCCTAGAAAATTACGAAGTCCCGCATACATTCAGAGCATCTCCACTGCCTGAATACATCCTGCACCTGCCTGGTGGTGATACAAAAATTCTATGCCGTAGCTTTGAAAATTACAGCAGGATTATCGGCTTGAACTTAGCCTTCTGTCTTGCTGATGAAATCGATACTGCTGGTTCAATCGCTACCAAGGCGTTCCCAAAAATCCTTGGCCGCTTGCGTTCTGGCAATACTAGACAGTTTGCTGCAGCATCCACACCAGAAGGTTTTAAGTGGTTGTATAACGAATTTGGAAGTCCTGATGCACTTGCCCGCACGGATCGCAAACTCATCAAGATGAAGACAACAGATAACCCACATCTTCCGCCAGATTTTATCGAGCGGCTAAAAGCTAACTACGATCCAAGTCTGCTGAAAGCATATCTTGACGGTGAGTTCGTAAACCTGAACACAGGCCAGGTGTATGACAGGTTTAATCGTGAAAAGCATGTTATCAAATCATTCAATCACGATGGTGAACCGCTGCACGTTGGCGTTGACTTCAACATTGGTAACATGTCTGCTGTCATTGCGGTCAGAACGCAAAAGCAACTCATCGTCATTGATGAAATCAGTGGTGGCCATGACACCGATGCAATCGCGCAAGAAATCAATCGACGGTATCCCAACCGCCAGCTTTATGCCTACCCTGACGCATCAGGCGGCAACCGAAGCACGAATGCCACAAGAACCGACATTGAGATCTTGTCATCGTATGGGTTCAGCAATCAATCACCCAAGGCAAATCCTCCCGTTCGTGATCGGGTGGCTGCTGTTCAAGCTGCTTTGGAAAACGGGAAAGGAGAAATCAGAGTGCAGATCACGCAGAACTGTAAGAAGCTGATCGAATGCCTGGAGCTGCAGAGCTATACGGAAAAGGGCGACCCTGATAAAGATGCAGGCTATGACCATATGAATGATGCGATCGGGTATATGGTGTGGCGTCTGTTTAACCCGCTTCATGCAAGAGCAGGTCGCGGCACCGGAATCAGGATTTACTAGACAACACCGCCGACAGCATGTAACTTATATCCTGTCAACCTTTTTCACTCAACATGCTTCAAGGCGCTGAACTCATCGCAAAAGCTAAATCAATGGCTGATGCCTCACGATCTGATCTTGTTCGTGAGTGCGGTTACGTTTCCACTGTCAACGGTAAAGAACGACTGAACTACACCAGCTTCTATGAAGCATTGCTCAACGCTAAAGGCGTTGACCTAAAACCAAAGAAACGCATGGGCCGTAAGCTCACGCATAAAACCAAGGTGCAATCTGACGGCAAGGTGATCGTGGGTAGTGCTTACATCGAAGGCATGAACCTTGATCCTGGTACGACGTTCGACATTGAAGTAGGACGCACCAAGGTGGTTTTGACTGCTGTGACAGCGGAGTGACAATCTAAACTCTGGCACATAACGGGGTGAAACGGGTGCATGATGGGTTATCTTATTGATGTCAGCACCTCTCACCCCATGACACTCAATCAAGTCCTTCAGCTCAAGCGCACCGAAAAAGCTGCCAAAGACATCTACTTTGCAGCCAACAAGACTCGCACCGCAACCAAAGCGCAATACGACGCAATGGTCGTTGCAACCAAGGCACGCCAAGAAGCCATGACTGCTTACGCCGCTAGCCTTTGATCTATGCGTGTTTTGGTCGCTTGCGAATACAGTGGCCGTGTCCGTGATGCTTTTAGGCGTCGCGGACATTTCGCCATGAGTTGTGATTTATTGGAATGTGAAGCGGATTCTGAGTATCACTACCAAGGACCAGTAGAAGACATCATCAATGATGGCTGGGATCTAATGGTGGCTCATCCGCCATGCACGCATCTTGCTGTTTCTGGTAGTCGGCATTTTTATCGGAAACAACGAGAACAAGCTGAAGCATTGGATTTCGTACGTCTACTGATGGATGCGCCAATAAATCGTTGGTGCATTGAAAATCCCGTAAGTGTCATCAGCTCTGCCATTCGTCCACCAGACCAAATTATTCAACCTTGGGAATACGGTCACGGCGAAACCAAGGCAACTTGCTTATGGCTTAAAAATCTGCCCAAATTAAAACCAACAGATTGTGTGGAAGGTCGTGAGCCAAAAGTATGGATGATGAGCGGAAAAGATCGCTGGAAGAATCGCAGTCGCACATATATGGGTGTTGCTGAAGCTATGGGTGATCAATGGGGCAATAGAACCTTGCCACCAGTTGCAGATCAGCTGTCTTTGTTGGCGGACTAAACTAGGAACATCGACTTGCGGGATTAAGGCGGTGTATTCTGGTTTTTCTCACTATGACCGGCAATTATTCGCCAAGGTCTCGCAAGTCAACGATCCAA